GTATAAAACAAAAAAGGTAGCCATTTCTGACTACCAATTTTTAACCAACTTTAAACTAACTCTAAACTAATTTTAAATTTAATACTTCATACAATTCAAATACTTTATTCGTTAAAGTTTCGTCTTGTTTGTATTTATCGTTTCCTAATTTCTTTGCACCATTTACGTTTATTTCTATTTTAACGTAATTGATTTTTCGTTTGCCTACAAAATAAACATCGTCTATCACTATTGGATAAATAGTTATTCCGTTATTCAGACAATTCTTTATCGCTTTTAAGTTCACGGTAAATTAAATAAAAGGTTAATAATGCAAAAGCTATTTGAACTAAATAATCGTTACTTGCCATTGCTATTGATGCTGATAATACTCCTGATACTGTTCTCATAATTAATTGTTTTTGTTTGATGAAGCAAATATACAACTGTTATTAACAATACAAAAGTATTTTAAAACTTTAACAAAACTTTAACATTTTAAACCTGCAGCATATAAGCAACATTCTGTTTAGCTACTTCGTACATAGCTTTCATTTTCTTTATTTCACCTACATTACGAGGCATAGCTATTTGTACATTGTTATTCGTTACCAAATAAATGTAACATTCTATTGTTGCTATGATTTCCCCGTAAGTCATTAGTAAATATAATAGTTTCCTTTGTGTGGGTTTTCTAATTGATAGCTTACTGCATAACGTAAAGCATCGATCAAGTGGTTGTGTTTGTCTATTGGTGTATTTGATTTCTTTTCCAACCAACAATAGTTATTCAATTCTTTAATTAAGTTAATTGATTCAGGTGTTACTATTAAATCATAGTCTTGTAGTAAACTTATTCCGTATGTAACGCTGCCTTGTCCTTTAATTGTAGGAACTATGTTTAAACCTAAATTAGCTAACTCACTTATTAATCTTGGCTCTGCACTATCAGCAACTATTAAAGCATCGTTAACGTATTGCCTATTTAAGTTGTATATCTGCGACGTTGTTAGTGCTTGTAAAGAAAAGCATTCATTAATATATATTCGTTTGTTAGAAGCGTCTATATTGCATTCTATTAATGTAGTCGGGTCATTACTAAAACCAAAATCTTGACCAAAGATACTTTTACCTACCTGTTCGTATTTTCCTATTGACCAATTATTAAATATAACTCCTTCTGCTTTATCCAACCATCCACCTAATATTTGATGCTTATACTTTTCGGGTCTTCTATTCTTTATGTTTTCTATTTGGTTAACAAAAGATTCAGAAAGGTTTTCTATATTATCTAAATACGTTGTATGGATATATGTAGTATCTCCGTTTATTAAATTGCTTCCTGATTGTATTCCTTTATCTTCAAAGAATTTCTTATATATAAAGTGTTCTTTTGTTGCAGGATTCAAAACTAATATAACTCTGTTTTGGATTCCTTTTGTTCTTATACTAAAGTCTATCTTTTCAAATGTTTCTTCGTCTGTTAGTTCTTCTGCTTCATCTAATACCCAAGTTGTAACACCTGCTAATGATTTCAAGTTTGCAGTTTGAGTTCCGCTGCTTGTTTTAATACCTTTAAAGAGTATCTTAGAACCTGTTTTTAAATTAATGATTTCGTCTTTAGTAATATAAAAATCATTGCTTAAATCAGCTGATTCTATTTTGTCTATAAATTCAGGAATAATAGAAACGTTTGCAGAAGTTAAAGTATAACGTGTAAACAATATAACGTGTCCTACTTCGTAAGTAAGCAATAATAAAAAGGAGTTAAGGGAATAGGATTTACCGCTTCCCCTTCCACCTGTAATTACAAAGTATCTACTATCGGAACCTAATAAATTATATTTGTTATTTAGACTTATCAATTTTAAATATATCTTTTATATCGAAGTCGTTAATGTTATGCGTTGTTTCGATTGTTTCTTTTGGTTTGCCAAATATATGCTCGGCTACAAATAACTGTCCACGTTGCGAACTTAACAAAGTATCTTTAACAAAAGTAATTTTAGCTTCGTCGTCTACTTCTGTATTGTATAATTGTTTCAAAGCATTTACAAATAATGTATTTACTTTTTGTTCTTCTACTTTAGGTTTACGACCTGCAGATTTATGACCACCATTATTTTTTCTTCTATCTTCCATAATTATAAAAGCAATTAATATTAATTATACTCAATTTAAAAATAATAGGTTTTACTTATTGTTAATCTTCTACTTCCCAATAGTAATCACATTGGTCATCTTCAATAGGTGCTTCAGTAAAGTAGCTTTGATAATATCCACTTGGTTCTGCTTTATATCTATAACAGGTTGAAGCTAAATCGCAATTCTTTCCGGTACACATTGTTATATCAGGCATATCTTTAATTTACTTCGGCAGCTAATTCTAAAATAGCTTTATTAATAGTTTCATTGTTGTATGTAATTTGATGCATTAAACCTTTTATAATTTCTAAAAACTCATAAGCAGTTAGTTCATCGTTTGATATTTCAACCGTGTACTTGTTATCGTATATTTCTAATATTAGTTTCATTTGTATTTTTGTTTTAGTATTTTTTTATAAATTGTGTTTACTGATTCTTTATTGCAGCCTCTTTTATAATAGAAGCTCATTACTCTTAATATTCTTTGTAGATTACTCATATTTTTTATAATATCTTGCTTTTTCGTTAATGTTTAAAAATGCTTGAAACTTTTCTTGTACGTCTTCGTGTTCTAATAGTGCAGCTAAACGCATAATGTTTTTATTTGTTTGTAGTTGTTCTATTTTTTGTTTCAGTTCTTTTATTTCTATGTCCCTCATTTGTATTTTAAATTGTAATGATTCTAATATTAAATCGGGTTTAACTCCATTGATCAAGTTTTCTAATTCTTCTACTCTTGGATTGTAGTGTTTAATCATTGGGTATATTTTCAAATGGTGTATTATTGTAGCGTGGTTTAAGTTTAGTTCTTTTCCTATTTGTATTAAAGAATATCCTTTTTGTCTAAATAAGAATGATGCTAATGCTTTCATTTCTACTTGTTCTCGTTTCCTGCTTTTTATTGTTACATCAATTCCTGATTCTTGTTTTATTTTTTCTATTATCATAACTTTTCTATTTCTTGTTTTACTTCTTGCCAATATTTTAATTCGTGATTATATGGAGAATTATCATCACTTGCATCAGGTATAGCTTTAATTATCTCATCAACTGTAATCCAAGCACAAGTTTTTGCTGATTCAATATTATAATCGTATTCTAAATCGTTACGAAATTCAGGGAAAAAAATTAAATATTCACTTAATAATTTTTCTGCTTTTTGTTTTGGTGTCATAATTCGTCAAATGTTAATTCTAATTCTATTGGGTTAAATTCTTGTACTACTGCGGTTAATGTAAGAAACGAACTTACTTCTATTGCTAAATGTATACCTGCACAAACTTCAAACTCCTCACGTTCTTCGTAGTCTGTTAAAACCATTCGCATTGTTTCTAATGTTTCGCCTTGACTTATATCGTATAGCGTCATAGCAAATGCTTCATCTTTTGTTAATTCCATTTTAAATTACATTACAATACTCCTCTTAATACATATTGATCTAAATCTACTCCTTCTGTTTGAAAAAAGTGTTTATAGTTACTAACTCCTTGTTCAAACTTTTCTTTACCTTTTGCGTAGAACTCATCGCTACATTCAAAGATAGCAATATCTAAACTACCTTTGTCGATAGCTATAAATACAAAATCTTCTACTCCAAACATTTCACGATATAACCACGCTTGTAAATCGTAACTGTATTTATCTGCTGAATAACGAAAGTCTTTAATACCTGTTGTGGTTTTTAAATCAATAATAGTATTGCCTTTTAATATATCTGCTTTTGCTCTTATTGGTATTCCATCAATCATTGCTATTTGTGGTACTTCGTATTCTGCTTTTGTTAGATATTCTTTTACTGCTTCGTTTCTTAATAACGCATCGCATAAACGTTCTGCTGCTTTCTTTTCGTTTTTAGTGTAAACTTCTTTTCCTGTTTCTTTTGCAAGTTTGTATTCTTTACTTGCTTTTGTTGCAGCGTCTACAAATATAATATCGTCTAACTTTTCAGGTTCTAATATCATTGTGTGAAATAGTCTACCATCACGTAACGCTTGTGTTTCACCACTTCCGTATTTGGTTGTAAAGTAATACGTTTTAGGCGAAGATATTAATGTTTTAATAGTTGAACTACTTAATGCGTTTTGCCCCAAGTAACCATAGTAAAAACTATCATCGTACATATTAGAAAGGATTTCTTCTTTAGTCCATTGTTTGTTATCAAATGTTGTTATCATATTATCTTATTTTTATGTTGTTTAAATTGTTCATTGTTTCATCGTGTCTTAAAACTTCTTTTATTTGTTCGTAATACAAATCAGTTTCGTTCCATTCTTCTAATAATAGCTTTTTAATATTACGCAATTTGTTTTTCATATATGCGTTATCTAAATCTTTGCTTAATTGAATTAAGATATCTAAATCGTTTATAATTTCTGTTTTCATTAGTTATAAAGTTTATCGTAAATTGTTTCTAATATTTCTTGTTCGTCAGTTTGTGATAGTATCATTGTTATATCAGTACCTTCATAAAATACTGAACCAATAATAACATCAGGCACTTGGTCGCCTTTTACTTCTACTGTGTGGTAATCAACTTGGATTTCTTGATTACGATACTTAAATGTTTCCATATACTTGTTTTTAATTGTTTCAACAAATATAATAATTATTTTTTACTTATTAACATTTTAACAAAACTTTAACATAAATGCGTAGCATTAAAAAATAAAAAAAGTAGGTGTTACCCTACTTGTTATTTTCAATCCATTGTTCTTGCAACTTTTCGTGATGTTCTATTTCCCGCATCAAGTAGTTTAATGCCTTGCGTAAGTCATCAAGTTCGTTATCTTTTTTACCTGCTCGTGCTAAATACTTTACTATATTTCCACGATTAAAATTCATATCGTACATTTTACAAAAATCTATGACGTCAATCCTTGAATCAGTCATATAATGCATTGGTGTTATCTTGCTCATTAGTTTATTTTTAAAAATTCAGCTTCAGCGTATTCTTTAAACCATTCTTTGTTATTGTTGTACTTTTCAATTATTGCGTCAATCATAATTAATTCGTCAAGTGTTGAAGTACTTAATTTAGTAACCAAACTTTCAATCTTACTTAAAATGTTTGTAGTCATTTCAGGATCGGTTTTATAAATACTCGTGTATTCTTTATGCACAACACTTTCCAAGTCTTTGTTTAGGTTATTTATTCTATTCTTAATTTGTTGCTTATATTGTATTGTAAAGCGTAAATTTTCGTTGCATTCTAAAAGCAGTTGTGAAAGTATCACTTGCTTTAAATATTCTAATTGTATTGGGTTTTCTATTGCGCTCATCTAACTTCTATTAAATTTATTAATAATGTATTTATTCTATCAATTACTTTTTGTTTGTCTTGCAATTTATTGTTTTCGTAGTATATTAAAAAATGCGGGACTTTAAATTCATCTTTATACTTTTGTCTTTGTGCTTCGTGATTTAACTTGGCTTGATTCTGATATTGAGTATTCATATACTGATACGTTATTGGTTTAATTTGTAAACCTAAAAATAACTTCCCATTACTATACGCTTCCCAATCAGTAAAATAGTTTTCATCTAAATTATAATCAGCTTTTCTAAATTCAATGTTTGGAAATTCTTGTTTTAGTTCATTGATTAAATCTATTTCGTTTAACATACCATTCCAAGTTTGACCAAGTACTCTAAACTTTGTATATTGAAAACAGGTGTCTTCATCTAATTTTGTTATTTCCATTATTTTATTAGAAACTTCTTTTAGTATGTCAACACCCATTACTGATTTATAAAACAAGAACCAACCTTTTGGAGTTAATACTTGTTCGGAATTATAATAATCATCGAATATCTTTGCACATTTTCCAACTTCAGAACTTCTAAACAACCAAGAAATCTTTCTGTCTTTGTTTAATAAGCTGAATTTTGCTTTGTCAAATGTTACTTCAAATCTATTCTGTTTATTTACTTGCATTTTGCGTGTCGTAAACTCTTTTAAGATCGTTTATTTTATCTCTCCAACAAGAACCACAATTTGAAGGTTGTATTTTTTCGTTAAATACATTCTTATAAATTTCAGTAACTTTGTTTTGTTGCTTCGGTGTTAACTGATTATTAGTTATCGAAAAGAAATTAGTTAACCATTCGTTATCTTCATCGGTTAAACATTCAGCTTGTTTGTAAGGAAACAATTTGTTTAGTAAGTCTTTACGTTCACCACAACCGCAGTCGATTCCTGTAGCTTCTGAAATTGCTTCTACTACTGTTTTAATTCCTGTTGCTTCAGTGATTTTTTCTATTGTATCACCAAGTCCTTTTGATTTTCTTTGTCTTGCCATAATTAATTTAATTTAGTTTCTATTTTTAATCCTTCTTTAAAAGGTATTGTTACAATTTTTTTACTAATACCATTCTCATAAATACATTCATAATATAATATACCTTGTGAGTTATCTTCGTATATTTTTAAAAATGTTAAATAATATTTGTTTTTCATAATTTTAAAGTTTTAAGTTATCGTAATCGTCTTGTAATAAT